ATCGCTTGGTGGATCAAACGCTTATCTGCCGAGCGTTGCGGTAACGGTTCAGAACCTTGGCGACGGCGAGAGACTAAACGTCAGCAATGTCAGTGCCACTGGCTTTGACGTGGACATTCTGAACAGTAGTAACGCCAATGTTGACAGGAACTTTACCTATGCCGCTGTGGGCTATGGCAAGGCGGTTTAAGATGGATACAACGTTGATTGACGCGAGCTAGAACATGGCAACCCATGACTATGTGATTGCAAACGGCACGGGAGCCGCTGTACGTTCTGATTTGAACAATGCTCTAGCGGCAATCGTCAGCCAGAACAGCTCTAGCTCTGAGCCTGGTACGACCTACGCTTATCAAATCTGGGTTGACACCAACACCAACAAGATCAAGCTGCGAAACAGCGCCAACAACGCATGGCTTGAGGTTGGAACTACGACGGGTGGTTCTCTGTCGGTCATTGATGCGATTGTCAA